TAGAAAAGTAAGATTGCTCTGTCAAATCTAAGTGTTGCAGTAACTTCAGCGATACTATCGTCATCCATTGCTAAATCACCAAAACCTACGTTAGTAAGCATTGTTCCATCTAACAACCATTTTTCAATAACTACCCCAGTTGGGTCAAGCATTTCAAGTTCTACAGGTCTTTTATAACCAGCAGCATAACCTTGACGACCTGTAATAGATTCAGAGTGTAAACGTACCCATTCCATAATTGCTTGTGTAGCAGATGGCCCGATTGGGTCACGGAATGTAACATCAATTGATTCCCAAGTAAATCTACCTAAAACCCATGTAGATGTATTAAGGAATTGAATTTCAACCTCATTTTGAGTAATTGAAGGTCTAGACGCTGTAGATAACCACCATTGTTGGATACCTAAATCGGCAGGGAATGTAATTAACCAACGATTCTTTTTCTTAGGTTCGTATGGTAAGGGCATTTTCATTAATAAATCAGCCATGTTCTTTTTGTTTTAAGTGTATTATTATTATTTATTTATAAATATGTTGTTTTTATTTTTTATTCTAACTTAACATAATTTTTTTAATTCTTTTTATTTCTTCCATCAATCTTTGGTCTTCATTTTCAAATAAAGAAGGTTGAGCTGGTGTTGGTTTTGCTGCTCGTTTTTTAGGAGCAGCTGCTGGTTGAACTTGTGGTGCTACAGCTTGTTTTTGTTGAGCTTGTTGTGGTGTATATTGTTGTGACGTATCTTGTCTTGCAATAGTACCACCTTTAGTTTTATGTAAGTATTGAAATAATCCCATAATAGTCGTTAAGAAATTGACTAAATTCTTTTTAAATGTTCCCATATTATTAGCATCATCAATAAAATCATCATTAGGTTGTGATGCGTTATATCCAGCAGCTTCACTAAGTTTATTGATATTTCCACCACCTAAAGTTGCCATCTTATCAACCATATTACCAAATTTATAATTACCAGAATATATAGCTAATAAAACTTCATTGATAAACGCTGATAATTGTTTAACATCTTCAGGGTCATTAGGGTCAACTTCAGTAAGATAACCAAATTTGGTTAACATAATTGGGTTTGAATTCAATTGTTTTAAGAAATTATTTATATTTGAATCAGTAGTTCGCCCAGCCATCTTTTTAAGTACATTTCTAAGGTATTCTACTCTAGTTAATAAATCTTCGAAATTTTTAATTTTATCAGCACCTAAAGTTTTTGTTAAATATTGAAGAACTTTTTTATCATTGATAAATTTACCTTCATTTAAAGGAGCCGCATTGGTTCCAGTGTTAAATTCTGATTTATCACCCATAGTTTTTTTATTATTAACAATAAATTGGAATAAGTTTTTTAAATCGTTGTATAAATCATTATTAGCCGTATCTTCTGTCCCTGTTTCAGTTCCTGTAGTTGGATTTGTATTAACTCCTGTATCAGTTCCTGTAGCTGGATTTGTGTCTGTAGGTGTTCCAGTACCTGTATTAACATCACCACCTGTTGGTGTTCCAGTACCATCACCAGTGTTTTTATTTAAACCAGTAATATTACCTATACCGTTTCCTGTTTGTGTTCCAGTACGTGCATTAACATCACCACCTGTTGGTGCTCCAGTATTAACATCAGTACCAGTATCTGTACTTGGAGCTGCAGCTACATCATCACTTGTTGGGGGTGGAATCAATCCAACACCACCGTCTAATCCACGCATAGATTGATACAATGAATTAAGAGTAGCAGCTCTAGATGATTTTTGACCTTTCATTCTAACTAATTTAACTAGTACACCAGCTGTAACCAAACCAATACCTATAGGACCTAAAACAGCCCCAAAACCTTTAGCTAAAGCATAACCAGCACCAGTTTTTATACCAGTTCTTATTACTAATTTTGGAACAGCTTTAATAATAGTATTTACAACCATTCCTTTTAAACCACCACCAGTTTGAGTCACAAGAGAATCACCTAATGACCTACCTGTACCAGCCCATTTACCTTGAAATATCTCACCTAAATTATTACCGTGAGCATGAGGGTTATTAATTATTTCGGTTAATGCTTTTCTAGCAACTTCAGGGTCTGTAAATATACCACCTTGTTGAGTTAAAGCGTTGATACCATCATTAACATTACCACCACCTAATTGTTTAACACCATTGATAAACTCTTCTGGAGAAGAATGAGGATTTAGGTTCAAACCATTCAATCTATTCATGATTTGAGTCATACCTTCATTTGGTTTAATTGACGCAAATATTTCTGTTTTTTCTTGGACTGCTTGTTTTATATATTCAATTGATGGATTTTTAGTTACCACATCAAATAAGTGTTTAAACCATTCAGTGTTTACCAACCATGAAAAAGCACCCAATGAAGCTCCAACACCAACCAAAGTCATTGGTAATTTGTTAGACTTAAGTGTATCCATTCTGGTGCTATCAAAATCTTCACCACTTTCTTCACCTCTTTTTGCTTGTAATCCAGCTCTAACATCGCCAGCATCCATAGATTCTTCTTCTTCAGCTAAACCAAAATGTTCATCAATTTGTTTTAATTGTTCTTCATTAAGCTCGTATTCTTCGCTCATTAAGTTAGAAGTACCTAATTTATCTTCGCTTTCATCAAAACCAGAATAAACAGCGGCTAAATCTGTATCTAAGAATTTTTTTGAATATTCTCTTAAATCAGTGATAACACCATTAGCGGCATCAATTGGCATATAACCTGATTCTTCTGGAGATTTTTGTGTAGCAGCAACGATAGAATCGTATATTGCAGCGATTTCCATAACAGTTGTTAAGAATTGTTGTGGGTCTTTACCATTAGGAAATTCAGGGTTTTCTTCTCTGATTTTAGCGTCAAGAGTTTTAATTAATTCATTACCTTGTTTATCTATAATTTGTTGAATTTTTGCACCAGCTTCTTGGTCAATTTTACCTTTACCAAATATTTTACCGTTGGCTTTGTATCTCCCTAATTTAGAAAGTCCGTATTTTACAGAGTCCCAAAACCCTTCATCTAATTTATCACCAGCTTCAATAGCATCAATTTTTTGGATTGTTTCTCTAAGTATTTCATTAATGATAACAGTGTGTTGTTGTTCTGTAAGTATAATTTTTTTAGCCATAATAACTTTTTAATATAAATATTTGATAATTAATAAAAAGTTAGTATCTTTGTAAATAAAACCAGTCTTATGATTAAAGAAGAACAATTATTAGAAGAATATAACAAATTAATAGATGATATTCTAGATGAATGTGATTGGAAATCACATTTTACTGGTGAAGAAGTTTGTGGTTTGATTCACCATATATTTAAGAGAAGTGGAAATGAATTAAATGTTACTCCAGAAGAATTACATAAAATATATACAAATCAAATAAGTAATTTAAACCTTACCGATGAAGAATGGCGTACACAATATGGTGTTCCAGAAATAATTCATATGATTTATGAAATTATTACTTCTTTAAATGATGCAGATTTACCAACGCCTTAGAACCTAATTTAATATCAAAACCATTTTCTTTTGATAATTTATTAAATTTTGATATTAATTTGCTTTTATCATCTGATAATTTTTTTGTTGGGTCTGGCATTCCTTTAATTTCAAAAGACTTAACTAATTCTTTTATTTTATCTTCTGAAGATAAAATATCCACAATACTCTCAAATGTTTTAACGTCTTTTAAAGCCTTTTCCGCTTTGATTTCATTATGACCAGTAATGTTGAACCCTAGAATAGTCCCAAGGGCTAAAAGCACACCTAAATCGATTGTAATTGCGTTATCACCTTCGTTTATAGAAACTTTAAGTTGTTTAACATGCTCAAGTATCGCATGATATTGTTTTTCGGTAATAATTAACTTTGCCATAATATTGTTTTAGTATAAATATCTATATAAAATAAAAAAACCCTCTTTCGGAGGGTTTAATTATTTGGTTATTATTTTAGTTAGATATTTGAGAAAGATGCACCTGTGTTCATAATTACAAATTCTAATTGGATAAATTCTAAAGCACGTGTTGGTTTCAAGAATATTTGTCCAGTTAATTGATTTCTATCAATGTCTTCTGGGCTGTTTGAAAGCACCACTCTAAAGTCTGTAAGACCTCTTTCACTTCTAATGTTATCTAAGATTGGATTAACAAGTCCTAAGAATTGATTTCTAACAACTGAATCGTTTTGTTCGAAAAGAAGTCTGATAGATACAGCAGAAATAAGTTTTCTTGCTTGTAATAAAAGTCTTCTAACGTTGATACGGTTAAGAGCAGATTCTTTAACTTGAAGAGTTTTGTTACCCCAAATTTTAATACCATCACTAGTGAATGTTGCGATTGGATTGATTCTATTTTCGTATAAATTATCTCTTTCAGCAAGAGTAAGTTTTTTACGAGCTTTGATAGCATCAACATCTCCACGTTGGATACCTGCAGCTGCAAACCATGGGAATGCAATATTGTCAGTTAACGCAATGTTTCTTACAACATCTCTTGTTGGTGGAACATAAATCAATACATTGTTTTCAGCGTCATTAATTTGAACCCATGGCCAATAAGTACATGTATAATTACTATCAAAGTTACCGTCCATAATATCAACAGCTTCTTGTACAGTTAACTCAGCACCGTTTCCACTATCTGGAGTTGTAACAATATAAAGTGAATCTGCTCTTTCTTGTTCAACCATTTCGATTGCAGCTTCAACTAAGTTTGTGTTATCCCATGTATCAATACCAGGTGTAGCGAATACGTTAATATTTACCGCTTCTGGATTTTGGAATGTGTTGATAGCTTCTAAATAAGCATAGTAATCAGAATTGATACCTAAATCACCATTTGGAAGTGTTCTATATTTGAATGCACCTGAAGTTCTTCCAGCAATACCAGCTGAACCATTAACAATGTCATTATCTAAATTACTTCTTCTTGTTCTATAAATATCCCATCCATCAAATCCACCATAAGGTGCAAATGTAAATTTACGGGCAAATATTTTTTCGTATGGTGTACCAACTAAACCTGAATCTGTTCTAAACTCAGCATCACCTGTTTGGAAAGTAAAGATTGGGTTATAAGTTCCACCAGTTCCTAATGGCATAACAACATCATCAATAGTAACACCTGAAGCATCAATATCCATGTGGAATCCTGATGTTAAACCAGTCCATTCATTATATGATAAGTTATCAGGTTGACCTTTGTAATCAAAGAAATCAGAATCAATACCTTGAGTCTCAGAAAGACCTAAATAGAATTTACGTTTGTTTTCAAAAGGACCATATTCAGTTTTGAATGTCATAACTGGATTAACTGCACTAATATTAGCATTTGATTGATAATCTCTAATTGGATACCCAACAAAACCTGCTGGGAATGCTTCTGATGTATCAGATTCTTCATCTAATTCAACAAGAACATAGTTTGATTTTGATGAATATAAACCATCCATAGTACCAATTCTTCTACCAATAAAGTTAGCTGAAGTTGGGTCCATTGTACAACGGCTGAATGATTCTAATACAACTGGTTGAGCATCTGTATCGTAGAAACCTCTAACCAATACATCAAATTCTTTAGCATCTGGTTTAATGTTAACAATAGAGATTTTGAATTGCTCATTTGCTGCATTACCATCAGAAATTGTAATAAATCTGAAAAGTCTTAATACTTTATTACCACGTAACTCAGAAACAATATATGGTGTTTGAGCTGGTTGGTATTCTTTACGATATTCTTGGAATTTATTACTATAGTGAATTGGATATTGTTTAAGACCTCTTACTTTATTCATAGACATTGCATCACCTAACATGTTAGGGAAGAATTCTTCTAAGAATAGAGCAGTTTTACCGTCTTGAGCACCTCTACCTAAAACTCTAGGTAAGTAATTCATTTTAGTATTATCTAATGATACTGTATAATCAAAATTACCTTGAAGAGTTGATACACCACTCAATGAGAAATCACCTAATGGGTTTTCTGTTGAATCTGTAAATGTAGGGTCAAAAATAACTTGTGTTGAACCTGTTACTTCGAAAGCTGGTAATTGATTTGCAGAGTTTATACTACCTCTAGAACGTAACAAACCAACTATTTGATTATCAACATCAGCATAAGAAGCACCTGAATAAGTAATAGTTACACCACTAGTTCTACCAGTATAATAAATACCACTAGTACCTTTATTAACCAAATTGTAGCTAAATGATTCACCAACAAATACATTTCCAGTTTTGTACATTAAAGGTAGAACACTACCAGTGAAACCTGTATTTTGAGCACCAAGTGTACCTAATGAAGTTGTTAATAAACCTTTATTCCAAAGATTTTGTAGGATTGGGTCAGTACTAGTTAATGAAGTTATTGTACTATTTGTACCAGTTGTTGCTGTAAAATTAAATAGTGTTGTAGCTGTTGTTGCAACACTAGTAGCACCACTAGTAGCAGGGTTCATAGCCGCATCTAAAGCGATACCCCATGCTAAACCACCATAATAACCAGAAAAACCTAATATTCTAGTTACAAATAATTGATTTGCTTGTGATAAATATGATTTTGCAATATAAGGTAACTCATATTGTGGAGCACCAGTATCTTTTACTCTAGTAGCGTTTAAACCACCAAAGAAAGATTGGAATTCACCATAGTTAGTGATGAATATCGGTTGGAAAGCTGGTCCAATTGTTGTTTCACCTACCAAACCAAGGGTCGTTACACCAACTTGACGAGTAATGAATGAAATGTCTTTTTCTGAGGTATAAACACCAGGACTTACGAATACATTTTGTGACATGTTCTTTGTTTTTTATTTTTGTTATTATTTACTTTATTCTATTCTTTATTATAAATATTCAGTTTTTTTCAAAAGAGATATGTAAACTTAATAATAATTTCTTTTAGTATGAAAAAAAACATACTTTCATCATACTTATTAGGTAAAAGAATATGAAAAGAGATAAAAACCTTAAAATAACGCCAATTACACATGAACTATTAAAAAAGTATTGTGAGGAAAATGGTTTAAA